AGTAAGTGCAACACTATTGATACTTCGTATGGCCACTATTCTCAGCGATTGGGATCCTAAAATCTATGAAAAAATGACTGAAAAACTCACAGAAGATCAAATGCCAATGCCGATCTTTGTCAGTAGCGGGTTTTGATAAATATAACTATGGATGCAACAAACAACATTGCCACTGATCTATTCTACAAAATTCGTAGTAGATTTTCTGGCCTAAAATTAGGCAACGACACAGGTGCTATCACTATCAATCCCGAAGAAGCAAGATTCTTTGATTTTGATTACAAAGACGGTGAAGCAGCTATCGGACACGTAAGTATCAGTCTTGCTGAAAATAATTCTATTAAAGTGTATTTCAGCACAGGTATTACAGAAAGTATGGATACCTTACAGAAAGAAGGCTGGTATGGATTCTTAAAAGAATTACGTTTGTTTGCCAAAAGAAGATTGATGAGCTTTGATACTAGAGATATTGCCAAAGACAATCTAGATCGCAGAGACTTTGCGTTTTTAAGTCAATACAATACACCCAAGCAATCACAATCAAATACAGTTAACCCCACAGTTGGAGAATCAATTATGAGCGAAAGCGCAATGTATGGTAGCAAGAACGTCAGCTTCCAAAAATTAATGGATACACGTCTAATCATCAAACACAGCAAAGCAGTCATGGATGACACTGCTCCTGGTAGTAGAACAAGAAACATCGGTGCATTGTTTGTAGAAAATCAAGATGGTGAGAGATTCAAGTATCCCTTTATTCACCTAGCTGGTGCTCGTGCTATGCAACGTCACGTGGCCAATGGTGGATTACCTTATGATGAACTTGGAAAGAGTATTGTAGGTATGAGTGAAGAAATTGCACAACTAAAAAGTTTTGAAAGTTATGTTGTTCGCAATGATCTAATGAATTCAATGAACAACTCTATTGTAGAAAGATCGTCGCAGTATCTAAATGGTCTAAGAGAACAAATCAAAGCACTGGCCAAGCAAGGTCATTACGAGGCATACAAAGAAAATTTTCAGGCAATGGAACCCGTAGAGATTCCACAAGACGTAGTAGAACAGTACACAGATCAATTCACAGTAAGAAATTTCAAAGAAGATATCAAATCAGTATTTCCTGTTCTATATAGACTAATGAAAGAAAGCGAAATAGGCTATGACGACATAGTCGAAATGACGCAACTAGACGTAGTAGAAAACGAGGTTGCTCAAAATTACAACGATCCATTTGCTAGATTTGAAACTTGGGCAATGGGACTAGGCGAGGCTTCGGCTATTTCCAGCGAAGATCAAGAAGAAAAATCAGCAGCCACAAAAGAATTACAAGAACTAGTAGGCCAAGCATTTCCAGCAGGAGTAGATGGCACAAATGCTATCGAAAGCCTAAAAGGCATAATTGAAGATCCACAATTATTTCAATCAATTAAAGAACAATCAAAACAAGATTCTGAACTAGATACAAGAGGTCTAGTAAAAGAATGGTTAGAACAAAATGCGCCAGATACTCTAGAACAACTAGACTTTGGAGATTTTGTTGAACCAGAAGGTGAAGCGCCGGCGACTGACCAAGGGGGTGATATAACAGCGCCAGAAGCACCACAAGAAGAAGCTAATGGTCCAAATAAAAGTGATGTTCCTGCTTTTATGAGAAAAGCCAAAGGCAACGATGATTGGAAAATGAGCACCAAGGATATAGATGACGAGAAAACAAAATCGCCAACTAGCTCCGCTGGTCTAGCACGTAGAAAGAAAGAACTAGGTATGGGAGAAGCTGACACTGAACCGTCTAAAAAAGACGACGATGACAATTCTCCTCCTTGGGATGCAGATGATGAAAAGTCAAATTTTAAAAAGCCCAACAATCCGAACCGAACAGGTCAAGATAGTGCTAGAGCATTAGCACAAAAAGGCATGCAGTCTAAAATGAATGTTCAAGAGTTAGCTGAATTTGTTCATACATTTTATGATCGCGAATCAGGCACATTCCCTAAAGGTCCAGAAGGCGTTGCTATTATGGTAGGCAAAAAGTTTGGTGAACAGGCAGAAATGGTTGCTCGCAAAATGGTAGAAAGAATGGCTCCACAACAGCAAGATCCGCAGATTGCAGAACTTGCTCGTATTAGAGAACTTGCAGGCTATTAAAATTTAATATCAATCAGATTGGGCACTTAGGTGCCCTTTCTTTTTGGCTAAATTGCGTGTCAACGAGTTCATTGGCTACCGCGTTATATATATGTAGGGGTAGAAATTCCTACTTAACCAAAAGGAAACTTTAAAATGAAATCAGCAATCGCAATCCTAGCCACAGTGTTCGCAGTATCAGCATTTGCACAAGCACCTGCTAAGAAAGAAGAAGTCAAGCCAGCAGCACCAGCCGCTACAGCAAGTGCTCCAGCACCAGCTAAAGCTGAAGTTAAGAAGGACGAAAAGAAGCCTGCAAAAAGTGAGCCTGCAAAGAAAGACGCACCTAAAGCAGACGCAAAGCCAGCCGCTGCTCCAGCGAAGTAAATTTGATTTAGAAGACAGTGATCTCATTATTGATGATGAGATCACTTTTGGCCGTAATCGACAAGCTGAGAATTTTGGTAAGGTAGTTGAAGAAGAACTATCGGACTACGTAAAGTTTAGATTATGGCTAGCTAGACAAATAGCATTGGCCAAATATAGAGAAGCCCACGGTTAAATCCTGGGCTTTTTTATTGGTAAAATAAAATTAAAAATAAACAAAAAATCATTGACCTTGCTAAATAAAAAGCGCATAATAACATATGTGCATAAGGCATATAAACATTTTAGGCATAACATAGGAGGCATTTAAAATGGCAACATTAGCAGAAATTCGTGCGAAACTTCAAGAAGCACAATCAAAGTCCACCGGACAATCCACAGGCGGTGGAGACAACGCAATTTACCCACATTGGAATATGCAAGAAGGCAAGGAAGCGGTTATCCGTTTACTACCCGACGGTAACTCTGCCAATACATTTTTCTGGGTAGAACGTGCAATGATCAAATTGCCGTTTGCAGGTATCAAAGGCGAAACAGATTCACGAGCTGTGCAGGTACAGGTTCCTTGTGTAGAAATGTACAATGACGGTACAGCCTGTCCAATTCTTACAGAAGTTCGTGGTTGGTTTAAAGACAAGGCTCTAGAAGAAATGGGTCGTAAGTACTGGAAAAAGCGTTCATACATTTTCCAAGGCTTCGTTGTTGAAGATCCTATCAAGGAAGATAAGACACCAGAGAATCCAATTCGTCGATTTATTATTGGCCCTCAAATCTATCAAATCATTCGTTCAGCATTGATGGATCCAGAGTTGGAAGAATTGCCAACTGACTATATGCGTGGCGTAGACTTCCGTATTGCAAAGACATCAAAAGGTGGCTTTGCTGACTACTCTACTAGTAAGTGGAGCCGTCGTGAACGTGCTATTTCCGACGCCGACAAGGCAGCAATTGAACAGTTTGGATTACACAATCTAAGCGACTTCCTACCTAAGAAGCCAACAGATGTTGAGCTTAAGGTTATGAAGGAAATGTTTGAAGCGTCAGTTGACGGTGAAGCATATGATATGGAACGTTGGGGTCAGTACTTCAAACCAGCTGGAATGGGTCAAGCAACAGGTGATCCTAATAAATCTGCCGCACCACGTGCCGCAGTGGCCGCTCCAGTAGCAACTTCAGCAGTTGAAGAAGATGCTCCTTGGGAAGAACCTGCTACTCCGGCAGTGAAGGCAGCACCAGCAGCACCTACTGGTGAAAGTGCAAGTCGTGCGCAAGACATCCTTGCCATGATTCGCAATCGTCAAAAGTAATTAGACTAAACATAGAGTGTGGGGCAACTCACACTCTATTTCTCAACAGGGCAAAAAAATAATATGGCAAAAGCATTTGATATTTCTAAATTTAGAAAGTCAATTACTAAATCTATCGATGGTTTAAGTATTGGCTTCAACGACCCAACCGACTGGGTTAGTACAAACAACTACGCATTAAATTATCTCATTAGTGGATATTTTGATCGTGGTATTCCGTTAGGCAAGGTAACTGTGTTTGCAGGAGAAAGTGGTGCAGGTAAATCATTTATCTGTTCAGGTAACCTTGTAGCAAACGCACAGAAAGCTGGCATCTATCCTATCTTAATCGATACAGAAAATGCTCTAGACGAAAAATGGCTACACGCTCTTGGCGTTGATACAAGTCCAGACAAGTTGTTGAAACTTAACATGGCCATGATTGACGATGTAGCAAAGACTATTACAGAGTTCATTGCAGAATACAAAACAATGGATGAAGCAGATCGTCCTAAGATCTTGTTTATCATTGACAGCTTAGGTATGCTGTTGACTCCAACTGATGTTAATCAGTTTCAAGCAGGTGACTTGAAAGGTGACATGGGCCGTAAGCCTAAGGCATTGACCGCACTTGTTCGCAACTGTGTTAATATGTTTGGCGCCTACAACATTGGAATGGTATGTACTAATCACACATACGCAAGCCAGGATATGTTTGATCCCGATGACAAAATTTCAGGTGGTCAAGGTTTTATCTATGCAAGTTCAATTGTTGTTGCTATGCGTAAATTAAAATTAAAACTTGATGCCGACGGCAACAAGACTACAACTGTGCAAGGTATTCGTGCAGCCTGTAAGATTATGAAAACTCGTTACGCAAAGCCGTTTGAAAGTGTGCAGGTTGAGATTCCTTATGAAACAGGTATGAGTCCATATAGTGGATTAGTCGATCTGTTTGAAGCCAAAGGCATGCTCAAGAAAGAAGGTAACAGCCTTGTCTACACAACCAAAGACGGTGAGATCATTAAGCAGTTCCGCAAGGCTTGGGAACGTAATGAGAAAGACGGCCTAGACATTGCTATGGCAGACATTTCTAAACACGGTGAAATTTCCACTTCTGAGATAACTACTACAGTTGAACCAGACTTGGAGGTCGCTGAATGAAAGAAGATTTAATTGCAGATATTTGGACATTGGTATTAGAACACATACCAGAGAAACATCGCAAAGATGTGGCAGCGGATTTTGTTAATACACTAATGGATTATGGTATCAAAGAAAGTGTGCTTGACAGCCTCAAAGGAGTTGACTCATATCTTGATGATGCAATTAATTATGTCATCGACGGAGAAGAGATCGAGGATGAAGATAGCTACGAAGATGAGGAATAAATGAATTGGTATGATCGTGTTTCAAAGGATATCTCAAACATACCCGATGCTGTGGCCTATTATGAAGCTGAATTAATTCAAGCAAAACAAGATGTCCGCGTAGCGGGAAACATTGAGAAAGCCTCTGCGCAAATGCCCGGCATTGTTGAAAACCGATTTAACCAACTTCAAGAAATTGAAGGTATTTTAGAATATCTCAATATCGAACTTCGTAGACTTCGTAGTCAACACTTTCGAAAATATCTTGAAACCTATCAACGTCAGTTAAGCTCTAGAGACTGTGAAAAGTTTGTCGAAGGCGAAGCTGATGTTGTAGATTTTGAAAAGATCATTAACGATTTTGCACTGTTACGTAACAAGTGGTTGGGCATTATCAAGGCCCTAGATATAAAACAGTGGCAATTAAGCAATATTGTAAAACTACGTACAGCTGGGTTAGAAGACGCCACTCTTTGAACTAGTTCATTATATACGCAGATAAATATCTGCATGAAAATAATATTAGTCACAGGTGGGTTTGATCCCTTACACAGCGGTCATATTGAATATTTTAAAGCCGCAAAACAATTAGGTAATCTTTTGATAGTAGGCATTAACAGCGATGCTTGGCTCACACGCAAAAAAGGCAGAGCATTTATGCCTGCTGTTGAACGCAAAGCTATTATTGAAAACCTACATCAAGTACACAAAGTAATAGAGTTTAACGACACCGATAATAGTGCTATAGATGCTATTAGACAAGTACAGAAAATGTTCCCTAGGGATAAAATAGTCTTTGCTAACGGCGGCGACAGAACCAAGGATAACATTCCTGAAATGGTCTTTGAAGATGTGGAGTTTGTGTTCGGAGTAGGCGGCACTAATAAGGCAAACAGTAGTTCTTGGATACTCGACGAATGGCGAGCACCTAAAACTGGTAGAGCCTGGGGGTACTATCGAGTACTACATGAAGTTGGCAATCATGTCAAACTCAAAGAACTAACTGTTAATCCTAAGACTTGCCTCAGTATGCAACGTCATCAAGACCGTGCAGAACATTGGTTTGTGGCTGAAGGTACAGCCACAGTCTATACCATAGATCACAGCTCAGACATGGATCTGTTAGGTGAATACACACAGCATCAACACATACATATTAATAGAACTCAATGGCATAAGTTATGTAATGAGACAGATCACCCCTTGCGAGTTATTGAAATTCAATATGGTGAAAACTGTGTAGAAGAGGACATAGAAAGAAAATGATTAATATTTTTATCGGTTATGACCATCGTGAGGCCATAGCATATCATGTATGTGCCAACAGTATTATTAGACATTCTAGTAAACCAATTTCGTTCACACCACTTGCGTTAACAAATATGCAAGATTATCAAGAGACACACACTGATGGTAGTAATCAGTTTATCTATAGCCGCTTTCTTGTTCCGCATTTAATGGAGTACAACGGTTGGGCAATCTTTATGGACGGTGATATGTTAGTCCGAGATGACATTGAAAAATTGTGGAATCTCCGAGATGACAGCAAAGCAGTAATGGTAGTTAAACACGATTACAAAACTAAGATGACAGAAAAGTACCTAGGTGCTAAAAACGAAAACTATCCTCGAAAGAATTGGTCAAGTGTTATTCTTTGGAACTGTGGTCATTCCGCAAATAAAGTAGTAACTCCTGAATTTATCGAAACTGCCACTGGTGCTCAACTTCATAGATTTACCTGGCTTGCTGATGAGTTAGTTGGGGAATTGCCTAAGGTATGGAACTGGCTACCCGATGAATTTGGCGCAAACCAAGATGCAAAATTATTGCACTATACACTAGGAACACCTAGCTTCCACGACTTTGCTACTACTCCAATGGGAGATGAGTGGCACCGCGAACGCATTTATACAGAATACTGTCTACAACGCAATCTATGATTTTTTTAAGTAAAGAAGGCGAGGATGAATACATTAATTTGTTTGCCTCGGGATGCAACACTGCACCAATATCAACAGAAGATTTTGTTTATGCAGATTCTCAAGATCCGATTATCTTAAGAGGAATCCTTAAATATAAAATAATGAAACGCTGTTGGAAAGACGGTCGAACATTTTATTATATGGACACAGGATATTTTGGAAATGAAAGAACTGCATCCAATCCCAACGGATGGAAACTTTGGCATCGCATAGTAAAAAACGATCTGCAACACAATGAGATTATCTCAAGACCCGACGATCGTTTTAAGAAATTTAATAAAACTTTTCGACCCTGGAAAAAAGACGGAAGAAAGATACTAGTTGCAGCACCAGACGAAAAACCTTGCAAATTCTACGGAATTACAAAGGATCAATGGGTTAATGAAACTGTTGCAAAAATCAAAGAACATACCGATAGACCAGTAATAGTTAGAGAGCGAGCACCTAAAAGAATAGATAGAATTTCTACAGATACGTTACAACAAGCACTAGACAATGATATATTTGCTCTAGTAACTTTCAACAGTGTTGCAGCAATAGAAAGTATATTTCACGGTATTCCAGCATTTACTCTTGCTCCTACAAACGCAGCAAGTCCAGTAAGTCTTCAGGATATCAGTAAGATTCAAACTCCGTATTATCCTGATCAAGATAAATTATATGCATGGGGTTGTCATCTAGCCTACGGACAGTTTCACAATTCAGAACTAAAGAGCGGCAAAGCCAAGGAGATGTTGTTAAATGAATGAAGAATTATTTAGAAATTCAATCCCAGGTGAGCCACCCTTGATATTTAGAGGAATAGTTAAAAGAAAATACATACACAACTGCATAAACAAAGGTGAGGATTTTTATTATACAGACACTGGTTATTTTGGAAATTTTGTTAGTGCGGGGAATCCTAGCGGAAATAAGATGTATCATAGGATAGTTAAAAATGAATTACAAAAATCTAAAATAGAATCAAAACCTCCAGATAGATGGCAAGCGTTAGTCAAAGGTGATAGTAGATTACGGTGGCCTGGATGGAAAAAAACTGGGAATAAAATTTTATTAGTTGTATCTAACCCAAAATCTTGTCATTACTTTGGATACAAGATGCCTCAATGGTTGGACGAAACAATCGCCACTATAAAAAAACATACAGATATGGAGATTGTAGTTAGACATAAAGGATCAAGGTCTGCTAGAAACCGTGACAGCATCTATGACGTTTTAGATCAGAATGTTTTTGCCACAGTTGCATTTAACAGTATTGCCGCTATGGAATCCATAGCTTATGGTGTGCCTGCATTTGTAACTGTGCCTTGCGCAGCAAGTCCGTTGGCTCTAACTGATCTGTCAAAAATTGCAACACCTTGGTACCCTGATGCATTGCTAGTTCGACAACACTGCGAATCATTAGCCTATGGACAATTTACCGAAGAAGAAATAGCAAATGGCACAGCCTGGAAATTATTAAACCAATGAAATTACTAGTAAACGACAAAGAACTTGCACACTATCTTATAAGTCTTATAGATTTAAAAGATCATTGCGCACACGTAGAGCTAAACGAATTAAAAACTGCTGAAGCTATAGATTTTATCATTGATAAAAAAAATCATCATAAATTTGACATTGAAAAATTTCGTAGTAAGTTTAAAGAAAAACTATTGAGAGGAGTCTCGGCAGATACTACAGAGTGGCGCAGTAAAGTCAACACAGTTTTAGAAAACTATAGAAAAAATTATTTTAGTCAAATACATAAACAGGCAGAATATGTAATAGAAAAGCTAGGTGACAAAAATATCATTGACGCCTATATGAATAGCAATCAACAATATTTTATCAAAACTGTTGGACAACAAATTGATCCCACAGCAACTATGATTAGACGGAAAGATTTTACGAACAGCGCAGAAGATTGCCTATTACGAAACACAGTAGGCAACGAAAATATCATTGTAGATAAAATTGATAACAATCTTCCGTTTTGGTTTATAGATAGTGGATATACAAATTTTGTTGAATCTAATAAAAAATGGCATAGGCTCACAAGAAATCACTTGCACTTTAATAATCAATTTGTTGCACCAGCAGATAGGTTGAAAAATTTTGCAGAGTTTCCTAGACCTTGGCGTAAGGAAGGTAAAAAAATATTGATTGTTGAGCCAGGTGAATTTGCTGCCAGTATCATGCATGTTAATGTAAAATCTTGGACTGAATCTGTAGTAACAGAATTAAAAAAATATACAGATCGACCAATAGAGATTAGATCCAAAGTTAATAAAAAAACTCGAACCAGTTTATATCAGACACTGCTAAAAGGAGATTACTATTGCACAATCAGTATTAATTCTAACAGTGCTGTGGAATCTATCTGGGCTGGTATACCTGCTATTACACTCAATAAGCACGTGAGTAATTCTGTAACTAGAAATAATCTTGCACAGATCAATGACCTTTACTACGGACCACTAGGAGATTGGCTAGCATGGCTCAGCTATTGTCAATTTACATATGATGAACTAATAGATGGTACCGCACTCGGAATTGTTAAGGAATATCACAGTGTCTAATATAACTGCTGTGGCATATTATGCTGGGATACCGCCTAATAATCATAATATGGAAAAGCCGCAGATATTAAATTATTTTTGTCAAGGAGTGATTGCAGCAGGCGATACTGCAATAGCACACAATGGAATGAATGCAATTCCTTGCGATGTAGCACTTATACAAGGATTTGTTCACGAGCATGGTAAAACTGCGCCGCACCTACAGCTAAGGCAAAGTGCTGTAAATCTTCAGAAAAATACAAACAAAAGATCGTTAATTGTGGACAGCAATCTGTTTCTATATGCCGACAAATCCAATCCACTGCATTATTTAAGGTATAGTTTTGACGGGGTATTTCCAACCACTGGATTTTATTTTGATAAAGATATTGATCCTGCTAGATGGCAGCAGATCAGCAAAGATTTGGGTATTAGTTTGAAACCTTGGAGAACCCAAGGAAATCATATTCTAATCTGCCTGCAAAGAAACGGGGGCTGGAGTATGAGAGGACTAGATGTTATACAATGGATGGACGCAACTATTTTAGAAATAAGAAAACACAGCCGAAGACCTATAATTGTTAGAGCTCATCCCGGGGATAAAAAAATTGGTAGTTATTTAAAGGTAAATCATAAGTCAGCATCATTGAGCGTCAACGCTAATCTCAAAGAAGATTTAGTTAATGCCTGGGCCACTGTGGTATATAACAGTAGTCCCAGTGTGGCAAGCATTATAGAGGGTATCCCGGCATTTCTCACAGATCCCCAACCTCAACACAGCCAGAGTTTTACTGTGGCTAATATTGATATAAGTAAAATAGAAGATCCTGTAATGGTAGATAGAAAAGCCTGGGTTGAGAGATTATCAATGTGTCATTGGAAATTTGATGAATTGAAATCCGGCGAAGCTTGGAAATTTTTTAAAAGGTATATATGAAATTAATGCACAACGGTTGGTACGTACCAGACGACGATAAAAAAATCAGTTCCGTGTTAGAAAACGATATCGATAAAACTAATCCTTCGTATGAAGGTAAATTTAGAAACCAGATATTAGAACATCTACCTAACAAAAGAACATTTGTTGATGTTGGAGCCAATGTAGGTATTTGGAGTTTTCCTATGATTGGCAAATTCTCAAAGATCATTGGCTATGAGCCATCTAAACAAAATATCGAATGTTTACAGGCTAATGTAAAAGACGGAATTGAAATTAGAACTAAAGCAGTGGCTGATTTCCAAGGTGAGGCTAATTTTCATCAGGCTGGAAAAAATTGTGGAGATGGAAAGCTGTGTAGAGAAGGAGTTAAATCTTCATACACAGTTCCAGTTGTTAGATTAGACAACGAGCAGCTAACGGATGTTGATCTTATAAAAATTGATGTGCAGGGCTGGGAATTAGAAGTGTTGCGAGGAGCTGAACAAATTATCAAACAACAGCAGCCATGGGTTATATTTGAAGTAAATCAAGACATAGATGTCTGCTGTGAATTTATGCAGAATCTAAACTACGAAACCATTTATACCAAAAGTAAAAGAGTATTTTTATGGGCTCCGAAGTCCGGGCATAACATGCCTACTGATTTTCAACAGTTCGGAAGATACCTCGGTCCCGGGCCATATGCATCAAGATTTGGTTGAAAGTAATTCCCAGGCCTTTCCAGACAACAACTCGTCTTTATGAAATTGACTATATGCCAAATGATTTAGCCAGGCCTGTTTTAATTCTTGATCTACAGGTTTAATATTTTCTATGCTGGCAATGTCAGTTGAATATAAACTTTGTGTAGCTGATGACCCTAACGCAATTACCGGAATTCCCCACATAGCTGCTTCAACTAATGCGTTCGATGAATGCCCCACAACACAATGAGTATCCTCATTTACAAACTCTTTAAATGTGTTAAATTCTATACGGTCTGCACGACTTGCAGGTCGCTGTCTAATTCTAATTGGTCTATCGGAATGTTGTTTTATTAAGTTTACGGTGTTTTCAATCCATTGTTCTTGACTTCCTAGATTCAGTAAATGCATTTTTTTTGCGTCGGGATGCACCAATACAATAGTGCTTCCTTGTTTTAGACACGTATCCTCTATTGCAAGAGAATCCCATCTATCTCGAGATCTAGGAACAATAGTACTTGTATTTTGAAATTCATTTACACTTATTCTTACAAAATTTTTTGTTTTTTTGTTTCCAAAATAACCACTGTCTAAATTGTAAAATTTTCTAGAATTATCGATACAATGATCAAACAATAGTCTTTTATGCAAGCCGGCCCAACAGAGCGGAATAGACGGATCGGACTCCAGTGCTTCTTCTGCAGTAGCAATTTTTCCGTTACTGCCTTTAGTAAACCAACTACACCCGTATTTGTCTCCTCCTACACATAAAAAATTATACATAGATTATTACTGCCAATACGCTTCTGTTCTTGATACTTTGAGATCTTCGGGCTTGCTACGACCTAATTTTTTTCTGCCGCCTTTTAGATGATCTAACCAAGCACCCCATTCGCTATTGATCAGCGGATGGCCTTCACCTTGAGAACTTCCTAACTTCGGGCGAATGTCATGTAGGTGAGCTGCCCAATCTAGCTGCTTCATTTGCGGAAATTTCACACGTACAGCATCAAAAACAAAACTGTCATGCCACTCGGCCAACTGAAAAATTCCCTGCTCTGCTTGGTCGTAGAATCTTTGAAATTCTTTCAAGAATGCCTGTACATTTGCGGATCGTAGATTCATAGAGTACAGGCCACACTCTGAATATTTGCCTTTTCTACCTAGATAGCACAGTTCAGATTCTGCGGGAATCATTCTGTACAGGTCCTGTATAGTTATCGGACTATGACAAATGGTGTCTGCATCCATCCATATCAAGATATCTGCATCGGTATTTTTTGCGCAGTCAAAAATAGCATAGACTTTGTGTGCAAATCTTACTGCATGCCACTTAAATCCTTTTCCAGCATCTTTCCTCAATGACCTTACTGGGTCAGCAGACACGTCTCCGTTGGCTTTTGGTACACCATGCCAAGTGTTTTTGAAAGCCATTAATTCTTCAACTTCTTCTAACCGTTTCAGCGTAACGTGATTGTGGTCGCGTATTGCGGGATTACAGTTTTCGGGATAGAGATGAAGAACTACTTCAGCAGGCCAGTTATCGCAAAAAGTATTGATCATACGTTGTGCATATTTTTTTAAACCTTCATCATGAAAGGTGGTTACGACTGCAATTTTCAATTTATTTTTTTCCATAAGTGTGAATCTCCAAACATTTCTGTAACAGCATATCCGTATGTTTTTAAAAACTTGTATTCTGTCTTAGCAAACAACTCAACACCCTGAACTAGTATAACTGATTGATATCTATGCAGTAACGGAAGCAATTTAGACACATGCATGTCTTGGTCTCTATCCATTACAATGGCATCTATGTCTGGTAGTGTTTCTATTTGATCAAAACTTTCTTTGTAAATGAGATTTTTTCTTCGAAGGTCTTGGGGCCCAGTAGAAATTATAAACACGCTGGAAAAACCATCACAAAGATTTGGTAATTTCTCCCATCCAGTGCCCAATACTAGAACATTTCTAATATTTTTTTTCGATTTACTAATTCTTTTAATAAACTTGTTCATAGATTTTATTAAATACTCATATATTTATTTCAAACAAAATGCGTTTTAGAATTTATCAAGAAAATGGGGCACTAAACAGCACACCTGTGTTTGCGGCGTTTTCTACAGGTTTAAAAAAGTTGGGACACTCAATAGTAGACAAAGATGAAGACGTTTGCGTAATTTGGTCCGTGCTATGGCAGGGTAGAATGCGGGCAAATAAACTGATTTATGAAAATTCTATCAAAAATCACAAGCCCATTATAATCATTGAGGTAGGAAATCTAAAAAGAGGAGTGACTTGGCGAATAGGCCTAACTCATATTAACAATTTTGGTATATTTGGTAATCAACAAGATTTAGACCTAGCAAGACCACAAATTTTAGGTGTTTCACTTCAACCCATGAATCAACATCGAAGGCAAGAAATTTTAATTGCTTGCCAACACAGTGCTAGTTTGCAATGGTGCGATCAACCATCAATGGAACAATGGGTCAAGCAAACCATTATTGAAATAAAGAAATACAGTGATAGAAAAATTGTGGTTAGACCCCATCCGAGATCTCAAATTCGTGAAAAATTCATAGACGCTGTGGTCGAGCCACCGATAAAAATACAAGGCACCTACGACGACTTTGATATCAATTACAATTATCATTGTGTAATAAATCACAACAGTGGCCCAGGAGTGCAGGCCGCAATAAATGGAATTCCAGTGATCTGCAATTCTTCAAGTTTAGCACATCCAGTCAGTGAAAAATGGGAAAATTTAGAAAATCCTCAACTGCCCGATCGAGATGATTGGTTTTTAAAACTATGTCATAGCGAATGGACTGTAGAAGAAATCGGCCAGGGCATGCCGATTCTTAGACTACAAACACACATCGAGCATCTATTACACGCACACAGTTGATTTTCAAAATTATCGGTGTTATAATATAACAATGGTACCGTACGAATACACTGAAGACATCTTTTTAGAATTTTATAATCTTATGGTACGTCACGGCTTTGCCTTAACAGGTCAAGATCAGAGTGCTACTTATAATTTTTATTCATTGATATCAAATGGATCCCAATTGACTCAGAGTCAGGCTGGACTGATCGTAAAAATACTGAAAAAACACAAGGTCATAGCACAAAAATATAATTTCGACTACGCTGATCAACTTGAAAATCCAGTATGGAAAAACGAGTTTAGAATTCTAGATCTCACTAAAAAAATATTTGTAGAAAAAGACGAGACTGGAGAACTTTTGATATTTTTAAAATTTCCGTTCAGTATGAAAGAAGTATTTGACCGAGAATTTTCAACAGAAAAAGACCATTTTAGACATTCAAAATGGAATCAAGAAAAGAAACTGAGAGAAGTAAAATTTTCAGAAATCAATGTTGTGGCTCTTTATGAGTTTTTACAGAGACATCATTTTGACATAGATGATTCTTTTTTGGAAGCTGTAGAATCAGTGGAAGAAATATGGGCCAATCAGGAAGATTTTCTACCTTACAGCACAATTTTTGAAAATCAATTAGTCTTGATAAACAGCAATGAATATGCAGATGCATACTTTGAAAAAAATTCAAACGGTAATATCTACCACGATATGCTGCTGGCAAAATCCATGCAATTTCCCTTGAACCTTATTTCAAAATCACAAGAACTTGTGCAAAAAATTGCATCAAGCGGTAATAATGTTTTTTGGATCGATAGCAACGAAAAGTTGTTTGACGTATATAAAAAAATAGACGGCAAAATTTGTATAGTGTTGGATCGTGCGTCTCACAAAGAACAATGGTTAGAAAACTTTATAAAAGATTCTGAAAAATGTCAAATTTCAAGGTCCGATATTAGAATTTGTTTTAGAGAATCTAAAGAATCTAACAGTGGACTTAATCAATGGATAAAAGACAATGGTCTTGGTGGTCCGGTTGAAGACGGAAAAATTTTTATATTTGAACATAAACCGTCTAAGTGGTTGTTTAAAGATAACATTGATGTTAAAATTGTTGTTACAAATAACTTATATATCAATCCCAATACCTATGTAAACGACTGGATGACTAGTCATCCTTGTGTCATTTATCTAGGGGAAATAAAACCAACGCTACCCAAAGGGGCAAAATCATTTGACATCTTGTAAACTTATAATTAAAGACGAAGTGAATATCAAGTTTGAAGGACTTGCAGTAGAAACACGACGAAAGATTGCCAACAAATTAAAGTTTGATTTGCCTTACGCACGTCATATGCCTTCTTACAAACTAGGTAGATGGGACGGAACAAAAACTTATTTTGGTATAGGCGGCACAGGATATCTTGCACATCTAGATGTAATACTGCCTATAATAGAAGATGCAGGATATGAAATTGACATAGAAGATCTAAGACAACACAGTCAAATAGAATTCGAACCTATTACAGAAAACTACTGGGCAGATCAAGGCAAGACATGGCCTATAGGTCACCCTGAAGCCGGTACTCCTATTGTGCTACGCGACTATCAGTATGACGTGGTCAATAAATTTCTAGCTAACACACAGGCCTTGCAAGAGGTAGCAACAGGAGCGGGTAAGACTATTACCACTGCTACACTCAGTCACTTGTGCGAGCCGTATGGTCGTACAATGGTCATTGTACCTAACAAGAGTCTAGTGGTACAGACTGAAGAAGATTATCGAAATTTAGGTCTAGACGTGGGTGTATATTTCGGTGATAGAAAAGAACTAAATCGTACACATACTATCTGCACTTGGCAAAGTCTCAACGTTCTTGATAAGAAAAGTTATGACAATGCCACCCTGAGTCTAGCGGAATTTATCGAAGGTGTAGCAGCTATCATCATAGACGAGGTACATCAGGCCAAGGCAGAAGTGTTAACAAAATTGTTGACGCAGAACTTTAGTAACTGTGCAATACGTTGGGGGCTCACAGGTACTGTGCCTAAAGAAGCTTGGGAATTTCAAGGCATACTGGCCAGTATAGGACCAGTAATCAATCAGGTATCTGCGCACGATCTACAAGAAAAAGGCGTACTAGCCAATTTACAAATTAACATTCTTCAGACCAACGACGTACAGGTGTTTCGTAATTATCAAGAAGAATACAGTTTTCTAGTCACAGATGATCATCGTATCAGTTGGATGGGGAATAAAATCAAAGAAATTTCTCAGACCGGCAACACTCTTGTGCTAGTGAATAGAATTGACACAGGCGACAAACTAACTGCAATGTTGCCAGACAGTGTGTTCATTAGTGGAGCAGTTAAATTAACTGACAGAAAAGAAGAATATGACGAAATTAAAACTAGTGCTGATAAGATTATTGTGGCGACTTACGGTGTGGCCGCTGTGGGTATTAATATCCCCCGTAT